TATTACCATCTGGGTCGATTAGAATCGAAACAGACGAAGCTTGTGCGCCGTGGGTGGTAGAGTCAGGGTCGGGCATGACAAACAAGCCATAGGCCCCGCCAACGTTGTCCGCCGCTTCAGCTACCGCATTGGTCGTACGCCAGCCTGCAAGAGAGGTAGGTTCAGCAGCATAGCCCACTGCATTAGTATTTTCTACACCAAGCATCCTAACAATTGTACAGGGAGTGTTATTTCTCAGCCAGGCTTGCGCAGCATACGCCGCATAGGTCGGAGCAGTCATAGCCCCTAAGCGCCAAATATCGCCAGTAGCATTCCCGGGCGCTGGTGTCCCGAAGTAAGAAACCATATCATTGTATGAATTAACCACTATGGGCCTGTTCGATGGCCCCTTCTTAAATCGTCCAAGCAAAATCGGACCTGAGCGGGGCGCCGCCTGTGGAATAGTCGATTCATCAATCTCGTGAATAAATACTCCTGGTGAAATAAATTTAAATTTATCAACTGACATTTTGTTAACTCCCTTAACCGTTAAATAGGCTAGTTCTTAAGAACTTTTTCTTAAATAAATAGTACAGCCTGAATTCAAAATCCTTTAAATTCTAAAATACATCATCGATGTCACCAACAAAAACTCTCTCTCGCAAAAACCTTATTTGCGCGGGATTCTCCCTTCTCGCAATCATTGGCTGCTTTTGATTTTTGCCGTCTCCAATCAAATAGCCCAAAACTTTTATATTTATATTTGATTCATACTTTTTTTCATCAGTTTGATATGCAGATATATTGTTAGCTGTATTGTAATTGTCCTCTATAAATGCTTCATACATATTTCTATTATGTGTAATCATAACTCTTTTGTGGCCATGAGTCACGCGAATAATGGGCGTTAGCATGTCATTCATTTGCTGCTGGTACTCTGATCTGAGTGTTATTTTGTAGTCAATCTCAACATAAACAGGTATGGGTATAGTGAGGGTCTCATAAACAATTTTGGTGTTTTTCTTGCCTCTATATATAGGATGATTTTCATCACTCATTCTTCGAAATGCATCAGCGTTTTTAAAGTTTGAAGTCTTGTCTTGTTTGATAACTCTATTAATCTCCATAAACCCACCGCGGAGATCTCCGGACGGATCAACAGCAGCAAATGGAAACGCTTTTTTCTGCAAATCCTTATTAATATTACCTCGTTCAACAACAATAATAGGGTATATAACATTGCCTTTTTTATCACGAAGAATATCTTCTCTTTTTACATTTTGTGACCGCTCGGCGCCGGCCCAAATCACTGGAATCTTACGAAAACCCTTGTTTGTGGACGTTTGAATGTCAAGCTTTCTGTCAAGAAAGTTAAAAACGGCCATGTCAATATCTTCAAGATCGGATTTATAACGGGGCACCTCTCTTTCAAGCTCTTGAACATCTGAATCTTTTTTACGTGCCATCAAACAACCCCTCTCTCGCTCTAATGCATTGTGCGGATATCTCGATTCTACGATCAACTTGCCCAAACAGCTCTTTTGCTTCTTTTAACTGCACAATCTCATAAAAAGCCTCGCCATACAAAACAAAGTCCCCTTCTCGAACAAATAAATCTTGGTCTTCTGTCAATCTTCGCTTGTGAAAGTGAACTGTGAGTTTTGTCATCTTATCCAAGCCGTACGGCTCTGTTGTGGTTTCTTGCCCCTGGAACTCGACCAAAGCGTGGACCCTAACCGGTGGCAAAAACGACTTTGTGACCGCTTCGCCATATAAAGGGTGAAAGTTAGTGTGTTCTATGTCAATGGGATAATATGCAACAACCTGGCCGATGACTCGCTCGATAAGCTCATCATTGACCTGCTTGACCAGATCTCGCTCTTTCTCTCCTACAAAGAGAGGTGGCGGCGGGGTAGCTGGTTGTGACCATTTGTTCTCTTCTGACATTTATTTATCCATGGTAAATGAAGTATGGATATGTCTTGGTCATATCGTTAACTTGCTTTGCTATCTTCGTCTGTGTTTCTGTCATCTTCTCGTATGTCAGCTCGTCTAACACCTTTTGTAGCTCTTCACGGAGCTTTGTCTGTTCTGCTTTAGACTCGGTTATCAGGGTACTACCATTTAGCTGCACCGTGGCATTGGGGATGGGGATGGTACCAAATTTTGAGCGAACCTGGCCCAGAGTCTCCTTTGTGAGTGATAAAGCAAATCTTCGAATCCACTGTTTGCCAATAGAGTTAATGTTTTTATAGGGAATATTGCTCATTGGAAGCGTGTTCATATTATTAACGCCGTCAATGCCAGATTTTCGATCTTCTTGTTCCTCAAACATATCGTCTGGGTCTTCAATACTGAATTCAAAATGAATCTTTTGCATGGTGCCCCATACATGTGGTGCTGGGTACATTCTTAATCTATTATTTTTGATCTCATATGAATAATGCGAGTTTCTAGTGTAAATTGCATCTTCATATACTATCGCCTGAAGTTTGTTTTGCCATGCTGGGATGACCTCAAAGGTGGAATCATCAGCATACATGCCATAAGTCGACATATTACCAACACTGTTCATGCCACCATAATAACCATAAAACCTCCACATTGCGTGGGGAGACCTATAATATACTTTACGAATTATAATTCTATGGTTGTCTGGGTTAAAGGCGCCGGTTACGAACTGGTCTATGGTTGTGGTAGATTCTTGTACAATAGTTTGTAGATCATAATTCTGCTCGCCAATCGTAGGTGCAAAAGAAGCAGTGTAGACCGTGATATCGCCACCAAGACCGGTCTCCGAGATTGCATGCTGCATGGCTCGGCGTGCATATCCAAACCTAAACTTAGGATATTTTAAATGTATATCGGCATCAGCATTGGAGTCTGTTCTTTCTCCATCATTATCAAAAGTTCCGGTCGTGGCGCCAAGAGCACTATGAAGTATATTTTTTGCTTGATGGACATTAACAATATAAGAATATTCCAGAACAGCCTCTTCGTATGATGCAAATACGTTCTTTTCAGTTAGTTCAATGTCCAGTACATCGCCACCAAGCTTGCGAAAAGTATAGTTGACCTGATCCACGGCGCCAGTAACAAAATTGTTATCTAACAGATCGCCAGAAGCATATATTCCATATGGATAATTTGTTGAGATCGCAGCGTTAGTTGAGGAGCCCGTCTCTGGCAGAGCGATGGCGCTGGAAGAAGCTGCTGGTGTTAGTGTTGGTATCGCCATACATATGATCTCCTTTTGGCTCAACCTAATTAGTTTGGTTGAAAAAGAAAACCCCGCTTGGTTTTGGCCAAGCGGGGTTTATTTAGCTAAAAGCTAAGTTGAGATTAGCCGTTCATGTCTTGTACGACAACAAGGCCATACATATCAGGACGTACCATCTTCTTAGCGTACCGGGTCATAACACCCTTACGCGGCACGAAATCTTCCGTACCAAAGATAGTCGGCGTAACCTGCAGGGGCACATAAGGTGCATACACGTAGCCACTTTCAAGGAAGCTACTGCCTCGGCGGCCTACTAGAACCAAATTACGATGGTAGTACGGATCAACGTACACATCCCATTTGCGGCTCAAGCTACCAGCCTTAACAGCACCAACATCACCCTTGTTCTCGTCATGAGTAATGTTCGCGCGGAACCCGGAGGTGAACTCCAGGAGGTTGGCAACCTCAGGACCACAAACAATGAAGTTAGCACCACCTCGCAGGGTTTTACGGTGAATCTGAGCCGATACATCGTTAATGGTCTCGACAAGAGTCTCATACCACTCAGAAACAGTACCGGTGAAATCACCACCCATCAAGGACTCGTTGGCAACATCGCCACCAACTTGCTCGCCAGTCTGGCGGTTCAGGAACCTACCAGGTCGACGAGACCAGTGCATGGTATCAGCCGTTGCACCCTTGGTGAGATCTTGCAGAATCTCTCGGTCAATCTCAAGCGCAATGTGCTCGGAGAGAAGCTGAGTAAGCTCAACCTCGGCATCCAAGTTGTGATACGCGTTGAGATCCTGACCAAGTTCAGGGGTCCACTTCGCCTTGAGCTTTTTGGTCTGCGTGGTCACAGCGATGCTGGACACGTCGATGTTAAGCTCTTTCATACCTTCGGTACCGTCGCTGAGGTTTTCACCACCAACGTCAGATGTACCGGCAGCTTCCTGCGAACCTTCAAGGGCGAAGATGTCACCAACAACACCGCCAGGAACACTGGAAGTGGCATCGAACTGATCATCCTGTTGGAAAGACAGCTTGAACTCGTCATCGCCGTTGGTAGCAGTTGGGGCATCCTCACGCTCAAATACTAACAAAACATTGCCAGCATTGTCGGGATCCTTGTGCGTCAGGCGACGAAGTTGCAGCGCGGCGGCTCCGCCAGCTGTACCGAGAAGTTTTCCGGACGCGGCGATGTCCGTGCCAGTGCCCGGGGCTTCAAGTTCAATCGAGATAAGGTTATTCTCATTGAGTTGCTCGCCGCTGCTACCAGTAATCATCGAACGTGGAACAGAAATCACAACCGGGTACCAGGCCTCGCGCATGTCCGGATCGTGAAGAAGAGCCTTCCGCGCAAATGCATTCGAGCCCGTAA